TCGCCTCGGTGGTCGCCAGCAGGTCCTCGAGCCCCTGCGGGCTGATCACCGCGTAGCGGTCCTCCTGCGGCACGTCGTTGGTGTTCAGCATCCGCGTCGCCTGGTTGACCTTGTCGAAGGTCAGCCCCGTGCCGCCCGCGGCGATCGTCTGCCCGGCGCCGAGCGCCACGTTGCTCGTGGTGTCGTCGGCGGCCACCGCCGTCGAGTTGCCGCCGAGCGCCGCGATGATCTGGTCGTCGTAGAACCGGTTGATCGACTCCGCGTGGTTCAGCGCGTAGTCGTTCTCCGGCTGGATCAACATCTTCACTTCGTCGTTCCGGTCGAGCACGATGGCGCCGCCGCGGTCGACCAGCGTGGCCCGGCGCCGCGAGTGGATCGGATCGAGGATGGTCGTGGTCGCGTGCCGCGTGGCGATCGCGCCCAGATCGGTGGAGCCGATGCGCTCGAAGTTGTACGTCTTGCCCTTGATCCCCGACTGCACGCGCACGGCACCGCGGAGCTTGGTCTGCTTCTGGGCGACGAGGCGATGGACTTCGGTCGTGTAGGCGTGAACGAAACTGATCGGGACAGAGTCGTAGGCCGCCATGTCGGATCTCCTGCGGGTGATCCGGTGAATGCCATGACGGCAGAGTGCCGGCCCGTGCCGATCTGCCTCGCGCCCCTTGTCGCGGGCGCTCCCCTACGCGCGGTCTGTCCCGCGCGTCGCCAGATCCCTCGCGGGAGTGCCTGGCCCTGTCCTACGCGAGCGTCTTCGCCCACCGGCGTTTGTCGCCCGTGGATTGATCCTGTCGGCGCTCCGAGCCGTGCAGCCAGAGCTGGCGCGCGTCCGCATGGTGCCACGCCCCTCCACCCGCCGGCCCTTCATCCCGCCAGCCCGCCGCCTGCACGCTCACGCCCGCCTCCTCGGCCAGCGTGTACGTCTGAATCCGCGTATACCCCATGGCCCGCGCCGTCCGGGCCGCCGCGGCGTATAGCATCGAGGCCACATGCGGCGTGCCGTTCGTGCAGCACCGCGTGACTTCACACGTCGTGCGCCAGTCCACACGGCGGGCCACCGGTCGGCCCGCGATCACCGCGCCGCAGAGCTTGTCCTCCCGCGCCACGCCGATCACGAACCGGCACCCGCGCACCGGCTGATGATGCCGGTGGTGCTGTGCCACGAACGCATTGGCCTCACGCAACGTGATCGGCACGAGCCGGAGCGCCACGCGCGTCCCTACCGTCCGAACCGCCGGTACTGCGCGCCGGTGCCCGCCTCGATGCGGTTCAGTTCCTCCCACTCGCGCATCGTGGCCTCGCGGGCCGGATGCTGCGGGTTCTTGAGCGGATGCAGCGGGTCCTTGGCCATCTCCGCGAGGAGTGCCGCCTTGCGGGCGCTGGCCGCCGCGATGCTCGTGCCGGCCGGCAGTTCCTGGCCGTCGATGAACCCGCGCTCGAGGAGCCCATCCGCCATTTCGGAGAGCGCCGCCGCGAACTCCGGATCATTCGCGAGTTCGTAGATGCGCTGGCGCGCGGCGTCCGACTTCCCCTCCATCAGCGTGTTGACCGCCGTCCGCGCCCGCGCTTCGTGATAGCGCCACTGCGCGCCGCCCTGCGGCCCCCAGTGCTGCTCGAGCTCCTTGATGGCCGCCGCCCGTTCCTGCTGGTCCTCCTGGGCCCCCGCCGCGCGCGTGCGGTCGGCCATCGTGTGCATGTACTCGTGGAACAGGTCGGCGACCGCCTTGCTCTGCGCGGGCGTCATGTGCGCCTTGTGGAACGACTCCTTCATGCGCCCGACCCAGTGCGGGTCCCACGTGAACCCCGCGCCCTCGATCGGCGCGGGCAGCTCGATGTCGTACTTGTCGAGCTCCGGCACGCCGAGCCGCTGGCGGTACGCGGCGAGCTGCTCGGGCTTCGCGTCGGGGCCGGGCGCCGTGAGCGGGGCGCCGATGCGACGCTCGGCCTCGAGGTAGGCCTTGGCCAGGCTCCCGACGTCCTGATATCGCGCGAGGCTCTTGTCGGCGACGAGGTCGGCCGGCAGGCCCGCGCGCCAGTCGCCGTTTGGCGTGGGTGTCCCTACGGGTGTAGTTACGGGTGTAGCTACAGCCGTATCGACCGGCATCTCGACGGTCGCGGAAACGGATTCTTCAGCCATGCGCAATCCTTCCGGCCGCGGCCCGGATCGCCCGCGGCGGGCGCGGCACCGCCGTCACGCTCGTCATCTTCACGATGCGCGAGATCACCGCGTAGCCGCCGACCCGCTCACTCTCCGGCCGCCGCTCGATCCAGCCGATCAGGTCGGTGAGCACGTCCGGCCCCGCGCCGGACTTGAACACCTCGCGATACTGCTCGGGCGTCGCGCTCATCGTGGCGGCCCCGCCGCGCCGTTCTGGCCGCTCATCATCTGCTGGAGCATGGCCATCGGGTCGCCGCCGCCACCCGCCGCGCCCGCCATCTGGTCCGGCGGGATGCCCTGCGCCGCTTCCATCACCGGTGCCAGGTTGCGGCCCATCTCGGAGGCGCCCATCGCCACTTCCATCTGCTTGGCGAGTTGCTGCTGCTGGGCCCGCTGCTGGCGCATCGTGGCCACGTCGTCCTCGTCGCGGAGGTAATCCGCGGGCAGGCCGGCCACCTCGGCGAGGTCGCGGAATGCGCGGTCGGTGTCGAGGTTGTCGACCACGGCGGGTTGCTGCTGGGCCACCGGCGCCGTGACGCGGATGAACTCGTCCATCCCGGCCAGGCGCGTGACCTTCTGGCTCCGCGCCAGCGGGCCTTCATACTCGACGTCGAGGTTCGCGCCGCGCCGCAGCTCCTCGGGCGGCGGCGGCAATTCACCTTGCCGGTGCATGATCGAGAAGCAGCGGTTGAGGAGCGGCGTCAGCGCCTCGGATTCCAGACGCGCGAGCGTGGGCGCCAAGAACTGCTGCATGATCTCGAGCCGCGATTGGACTTCGGTCGCGGTCATGACGCGTTGCGACTGCAGTTGCAACTGATCCCAGTAGAACGTGTTGCGGATCGCCTCGCGCAGATCGCCCTCGAGCAACTTGCTGACATCGAACTTCGCGCCGGACTCGAGCGGCGCCCACGCCAGCCGCGGATCGCCCTCGACGGTGTTCATCGAGCCCGGCCGCAGATCGAGCTCGGCAATCGTGGCGTCGGAGGACACCAGGCCCGGCGGATCGAGCGCCTTGGCCGCGGAGGAGAGCGTGAGCTCGACGGCCTTGTTCAGCGTGCGAATGTCCGGCAATGCGGTATGCCCCGGGCCACGCCCATACACCTCGCCGCTCGTCTTCGACCAGCGCGGCACCACGCCGGGAAACTCCTTGTACCCGCCTTCCTCGAGGATCACCTTCTCGCTGACCGCGAGGAACACGCTGGCCACCGGGAAGTGGAGCACGTCCTTCCGCTTGGGGTTGTCGACCCGGCGCGACTGGATGGCGTGGAGCACCTCGCGCTCGGCATCGGGCTCGCGGTCCAGTTGCTCCCGCCACGCCTGCGGCAAGGCATCCACGCTGAACTGCTGCGCGCATTGCCGGAGCGTCATCTTGATGATGCGGAACAGCGTATCCACGCGCCCGCGACTGTCCTCGGCAATGCAGTACGTGCCCGGCGCCAGCGCGCGGAACCAGAACCCGCGATTGCCCTCGTCGGTCTCTTCGCTCTCGATCAGCATGGCGCCGGTGCCGAGCGCGCCCAAGTCGAGATACACCTCGCCCATCTCCGCATTGAAGTTGGACTGGCGCAGCGCGAGATACATCCGGTCCTCGACGTCGTTCAGCCAGCGGCGCACGGCATACTGCTCGTTCATCCGCGCGTCGCGCGTCTTGAGACTGAACCAGCGAATGCTGGGCGAGGTGAGCGCACCTTGAATGCGCGCGGCGAGCAGCTCATTGGCGCGGATGGCGGTACTGTCCCAGACGTGCTCGGTCAGTTCCTCGCCCTCCACGCGCCCGACCGCCGAGCCGCCGTGGTGCTCGGTAATGACCGCTTTGCGCGGGATAATGTAGTCGGCGAGCTCCTGCTGCACCTCGTCCACATTGGCGCGGCGACTGCGGAGCGTCTGCCAGCGCCGGAGGATCTGCTCGGCGTCCGGCGCCTCGGACTCGCGGGGCCGCAGGCGATAGCGGCCGGTGCCGCGGGTGGTCGCATCAGCCATGGAGCAGCACCCGGCGGATGCGGCGGAAATGGCGCCGCGTCTCCGGCACGCGCGCCGGGGGAATCGGGGAGACCACGCGCCAGTCCCATCCCAGCAGGCTGATCGGCATCCCGCGCATGATCGCCTTGAGCGCCTCGAACTCTGGTCGCTCGACTGGCAGATCACTCACAAGGCGCTCAAGCATGCGTGGCGTGAGCAAGAGGTCAGCCATCGCGCATGTCCTGGAGCGCCACGCGGGCCGCGGCCAGCGGGAGGCGATGCGTCGCGATCAGATGGCAGAGGAGCTGCTGCCGGTCGCCGTCATACCGGCACTCGATGCGCGGCTCGCCCTGCTCGCCGGTCCACACGTCGCGGTCCTGCGAGCGCGTCCAGGCCCCGGTCCAGCGGCGACACTTAGGCATCGCGCACCGTCAGCGAACAGCCGCGCCCAATGTGCGGGGCAATGGCGCGGTCCTCGGCCGGCGAATCGAGCGCGCAGGACCGCCAGCCGTAGAAGTCCCCGGTGCGGACGTAGTGCATCGGGATCGGCATCCCGTCCAGCCGCAAGGCGTGCATGCTGCACTCGGTCGACCCGGGCACCCCGACCACCTCGAGCCCGTGGTAGGTCTGCGGGATCAAGAAGCCGCAGCGCACCAGCCCGGAGCCGTCCGGGGCCTGGTACTCACAGCATTTGCCGCATTGATTGCAGACACCCGTGAAGCGCGACACATACGTCATGCCCCGAGCGTGCCCGGCGTGCCGAGGGTGTTGTTGGCGACCGGCGTGGCCAGTTCCGGGGCCACCAGCGTGGTCGCCCGCCGGCCCTTGCGGCGGCGGTTGGCGATCTTCGCGGTGGCCGCAGCCTGCTCGCCGACCGTGGTGTCCGGCGGCGGTGGCGGCGCGGGTGGCGGCGGCGGCTTGCTGCCCCCGAAGTCAAACGCCATGGCGCGCACTCCTCGAGCATGGCCAGGCCGGCAGGGGCGATAGTTGCCGCGGGGGGCGGCCCGGGCGAGGGCACGCCCGGTAACCTGATCTCCTCGCCGACCTGACCATGGCGTGGATCAGTCCTTGCGCTTCACGAGACCGGGGCGCTTCTTGGCGACCGACGCATAGAAC